GATACAATCCAGCAGACGAAAACCAAAAGAGAGGTATAATTTACCACGTAGATTATAGACCTAACCTTAAGCACTACCCTTTACCCGTATATGTTGGCTCGCTTGCGGAGATAAAGACAGACGTACAGATAGGAGACTACTGGTTAAATGAAGTTAAAAGCGGATTTGCTGGAGGTACTATAATAACACACAATAACGGAGTGCCAGAGACGCTAGAGGAATCTAAGGCGTTTGAAAAATCTTTCCAAGATAAATTCGGTGGAGCTTCTGGAACTAAGATAGTACATTTATTCTCTCCATCTAAAGAGAACTCTAGTGAGATTACAAGCCTAAACGGTAACGACTTACATGAGAGATACACAGAGATGAGTAAGAGAGTAAAGGAGTCTATATTTATCGGACATAGAGTTACCAACCCTATACTTTTCGGAGTTAAGGAGCAGGGTCAACTAGGCGGTAGAAGTGAGCTAGATTTGGCTTATGAAATATTTTCTAATACTTATGTTCAAGAAAGAAAGAACACGATTCTAAGAACAATAAAAAAACTAGCATTCTTAGAAATACAAAACACTAACATAGAACTATTACCACTTAAGCCTATAGACACTATAGACCTCACTAGCGACATTATCTTAGCTAACCTAACACGATTAGAGGTAAGAGACCTTATAAACGAACAGACGGGCTTAGAATTGGCCGAAGAGAGCGAAGGTTCTGTTATTCCTATATCTGGAGACGTTGCAGAAGGTAACATAGAGGAAGCTCCAGCAGCGGACGCTATTACGACAGAGGAGGCACAGAAAGAAGCCTCTTATAACGGTGCTCAAATAGCGAGTGCTTTATCTATAGTCGAACTAGTAAAAGCAGGGACGCTATCTATAAGCCAAGGAAAGGCGGCTCTTATGGAGTTTTTGAGATTATCCGAAGAGACTGCACTTAGGCTGTTACAAGGAGAGTCAGAACCTACTCAAATGTGCTCTCACTTTTCGGGAGAGGAAAATATCAGTCACATATTTGACGATATAGGAGTGAGCGAAGACGACTACGAAATATCGGAAAAATTCCAGTTAGATTTTAACGAAGATGGACAGCCTACAGAGTTCGCTACTGAAGTGCAAGATATACAGAGAGATATACTATCTTTTTTATCTGAGAATCCACTAGCTACAGCAGTTGTAATAGCTAAAGCCTTAGAGCTGCAAGCGTCGGAAGTTACCGAAGCTATAGGCATACTCGAAGAGGCTGGCTTATTAATCCTAGATAACGCTACTATAACGGTGTCGCCAATAGGTCAAAAGGTTTCTAAGGCTATTAAGATACCACAAGCAAAAATTAAATATAGATATGAGTTAAGACCCAACGCCCCAGCTTTAAAGCAAGGCGGCAGCTCTAGAGGTTTCTGTGTAGACATGATTAGTAAGAGAAAGCTGTTCTCTAGAGAAGAGATAGAAGGCAAGCGTAACGAAATGAAGTCTAGCGGACTTTCTGACATTACAAATGTATGGCTAGCTCGTGGGGGATGGTACTCTCCTCAAGGTGAGGGCAAATCTTCTTTACCTTATTGCAGACACGTATGGACTCAAGTACTAGTTAGAAAGAAAAAATAATGATATTAATAGTAAGCCCCGCTTTCGTAAAAGAGAACACCGTTTTAAACTACAATGTAGATGACGGATACTTAAAGCCTCTAATTGATAGCATACAAAACACATTTGTACGCCCTATTTTAGGTAGTGCTTTATTTAATGAGATACAAACAGAAATAAAATCTGGAGCAGTATCTGAACTAAACCAAATCTTAATAAAAGAATACATTAGAGATGCTCTAAAGTGGGAGGTTTGTCATAAGTATACTAGAATAGGAACTTATAAGTTAAACAATAAAGGTGCAGGAACGCACTCTGGAGATAATTTCAGCTCATTAAATCAGCAAGAGTTAACTACAGCGAAGAATATATTTAAGGATAGTGCAGACTTCTACCGCAGAAAGTTAAAACTATATCTAAAAGAAAATGCCGAGCTGTACGCTTCATACAACACTCCTCCAAGCGGAGCTGACGTAGTTAGACCAGAGATGGACACGCAATGGAGAAGCCAATTTATACTATAATATGTCTAAGAGTCTAACTATAAAGAACATACGCTCAATTATGGATGGGATAGCCTCAGAGCATCCTCAAATAAACACAATCCTAAAGGGTAATATTTGGGATGTCGACTTAACTAAAGACGTGACGGGCGGATATTTGATTTATGATATAGTTTCCATCTCTCCAAATGGCTTCAATGGCATAGATTACGCTTTAGATTTATTTATCTGTGACAATGTGACAGAGATAAATACAGAGTCTAACGAGGTAGACGTGCAAAACGAGTGTAGTTTAATAGCTCTAGACGTAATGAGTATCTTTGAGAACTACAACAAAACAGAATGGTCAGATAAAGACGTCCATTTAGTGCTAAATAAGACTTGGAACATACAACCATTCACAGAGAGGTTTGATAGCCTCTACTCTGGAGCTGCTATAAGTATGTCTGTCAGTACAAACTACGGATACGCTAGATGTAAAGTACCTATTTTAATACCTACTACACCAGCTTTAAACCCTACTGTAGAAGAGTATGTACTTATGTCAGAAGCAGGAGACCTTATATATACACAAGATAGTGATAACATAATAAAAGAATAATAAAAATGGCAAATATTAAATTTTCGGGATTCCCTTCGGTAACTGACTTTACGGAGTTGGTAGGGCTGCAATTTTCAGATAATGGAAGAATAACTAAGGCGGACTTAAAGACAGCTTTAGGTATAGACGACGCAGAGTCTAGTATAGTAAGTATAGAGTCTACGGTTACTGGACATGAAAACACTCTTAGTCACTTTACGTACGACCCAGCAAGCGACAAGCTAGTAGCTGATAGAGCTATAGAGACTACTCTAAACTCTTTGTTCTTAGGTGAGCAGCATAAGATGAGTTCTGGTGCTGAAAATATATTTTTTACTAACTTAGGCAACGAAACTAATTTCTACCCAATGTGGGGAGGATTGAAAGACCAAAGTTTAGTGATTAATCAAGGAGCTGACGGATTTATCCCTCCAAGCGGTAGAGTATATAGTGATATGTTCTCTCTACCTTTAGGTGGCAATGCTACTTTAAACAATACTGGATATTCGGGCGGCAATTATTTCGGTGTAAATATAGCAGGTTTAGGTATTACTACAACCGCAGGAGAAGATATAGAAGTAGGCATTTCTTTAGTATACAAACTATCCGTAAATGACAGAGAAGTATACAAGCAAATTCTACCGACGGAAACTAAGAGGTTTGCAGGCGATGTAATAGAGTGGTTTTTTGACCACCCCGTAGAGATACATGCAGGTACTACTATCTTTGCTGAGATACGCAAAGTAGACAGAACTACAGATACAGATTACGGAGTATTCCAAGTTAGAGAAGGAGACGTACTCCAATCGGATGGGAATTATAGATACCAAGCAATAGTACATAATAGATTGTTTGAGGATAAAGACCTAGAATTAATTAGCCCATATCTTAAATATAAAGCCTTAGACTTTGGCTTAGACGCTACGGGCTCTACAATCCTTTTAAGAGACTTATCTCTAGGAGCTGACAATGTACTAGTACCTCACGCAGTAAACACCTTAGAAGCTATTGCAAATGGCTCAGAGGTACAGATTAAGATTAAAGACGGAGCTAAAATACTAATAGAAAGCTTACCAGTTTCTGGAATCTCAATAGACGGAGCTTTTGTAAACTCTGTAATGAATCTAGCTGTAGTGCAATTAAATGAAATATTCACTAATACGGCGGGCTTTATTTCTCCAGATACTTTTGTTAACTCGTTTACTTTAAGCGGTAATGATTTGACACTAGGACTTAATGACGGAGCTTCATATACAGTAGACGTAACTTCTTTAGGAGTAGATGAAAATAACTTCGTATCTTCGGGCTCATTAAGTGGCTCAGATTTGACTCTTACAATGGCAGACGCTTCTACAGTAACTATAGACGCTTCAAGCTTAGCAGTAGACTCTAACGACATAGTAGAAAGCGGAGTTATTAATGGAGACGACTTAGAGTTAACCTTAAGCAATGCTTCCGTTATAACTATAGACGTATCTTCTTTATCTGTAGATACTACTTTATACGTAGAAAGCGGCGTACTTAGTGGAACTGATTTAGTTCTTACTATGAGTGACGCTTCTACAGTAACTATAGATGCTTCCGCTTTATCTATTGATAATAATACTACCGTTTTAGGCGGTACTGTTGTAGGTACTGACATAGAGCTAGAATTAAGCGACTCGTCTACTATAACTATAGACGCTTCAACTCTAGGAGGTTCTGGAAGTTCGGGTAATCCAGTAGTGAGCGGCTCAGTAGTAGGAACTGATTTAGTACTAGTTTTAGATGACGCTACCCAAATTACTATAGACGCTTCGAATATGATTAACGGCTCTACTGGTTTAGCTGCAGGTGCAGATTGGTACTACTCTTATGGAGATAGAGCAAATGAGGGCGTAAACAATACTATAAGTGACTCAAACGTAGGTATAGCAGCTAGAGCACCTTTTTACTTTGGTACAACTTTAGACAGAGGTACGGAGTTTAGATGGAACTTTAACAATAACAAAGCCTTTGTTTTAGGTATTTGGGACGGAGCTACTCATAATCACTCGGGTACTTACAACTCTAGACAGCAGGTTAATTGGTCTACGGGTTTCTGGCGTGATACTAGTGGATTTAGAAACGGTACTAACACAACACTTACGAACACTACTAGTTCAAGTAGATACGTTCCTAGTTTCGGTGCTCCTTTAGCTCTTAGATTCTTAAACAATGGGCACGTAGTTCTTGTAGATTTAAGCGGTGCTACAGAAGTCGAGATATCTAGAACAAATAACGCCCTAGCACAGAACTCATTTAACTTACAATTAGGATGTGATGCACAATTTGTATTCCCTCAATTTATAGTTTCAGATACTGAACAACTTTGGGAGATTGTACACGATTTTAATGGCACAGAGTCGGGTATACTTAACGGTATATTAGACCACACAATTATAAAGAGTGATGTATCTATTGAGATTGGCGAGAAGATGATGTTTATGCTTGACGAAGCAGGACAAGGTGATTTCTTTGGTACTAACTACACAAATGCATCTACGGGTATTTCTACCGCTGAAACTCAATTAGACAATCAGTTTGTATACCAAACAAATGAAGCCTTAGTATTTACTCAAGGTGGGGCTAATGATTGGGATATGAGCACAGGGGCTGATGGATATTTCTTTGCAGCTAACTTAGACCAATATAGGAACGGAGGCGGCTCGGGAACGGTTCAAGGTATGTTCTCTTTAAGATTCAATAACGATGGTAAACTAACTATATACGATGAAGATGCGGGGCATAAGGTGGCAACAGCTAAGGCAGACCCTACTATAGGTAGCTCAGTACATTTGTACTTCGGTGTAAAGGGCAATAGAGCATACTACTCTATACCCGTTATATCTAAGCAGTCTTTAAGTCAATCTAACCAACCTAACGCTAACTACGTTCCTACAGTAGCTAATCAAACGGCCTCAGTTGAAGAGGGTAGCGTGCTGAATTTTCAAGTTATATCTAGTGACAATATAGTTAACCAATTCGTAGAAGTTGATGCCCCTAGCTGGATGACAATGAACCAAAATAGCGGAGTGCTTTCGGGTACTGCTCCTGCATTCTTAGGAACGGCCGCAGACACGATTACGGTAACTTGCAAAGCAGGTAACGCTATCGGCGGTAGTGTTGACTTTACTGTGACTGTCTCAATTACTGAGGCGGCGGCTAGTTACACAAATTCTAAATCTCTACAGTTTAATGGCTCTAGCACCTTCTTACAAGGAAATGCCACGTTAATGAACTCTATGGACAGAGTTACTAATGGAGATGGTAACGCTTGGAGTCTTAGCATGTGGCTTAAGCCTTCGTCAAGCACATCTACACAAACTTTATTTAATTACGGTCAAGGTAGCGGAACGTCTACGGGTGCAATCACACTACACCAAACTAGCGGAAATAATCTTACTCTCCAGTATGGCACTAATTCTAATAGGATAGTTATCGCAGTTTTAAACTGCTTAAATGTTGGAGCTTGGAATCACTTAGTTGTGACGTTTGACGGCGGAACGACTGGAGCAGCTTCTGGTAGCGAATCCGATTACTATAGTAGATTCTCTATTGCAGTAGACGGTGCAGTTCAAACTCAGTACGGCTCACATAGCAACTATGGTTATGACGGAGTATTAAACGGAAACAACACGAGCGACAATATATTCAGAATCGGTAGAGATAACAATGTCTACAATAACTATTTTGATGGAATTATTGACCAAGTAGGCATATGGAGTAGTGACGAGAGTTCTAATTTATCTGCTATATATAATAGCGGTACACCTCACGACTTAAGCGAATTAACTTCTGCTCCAGACCATTACTACGAGATAGAAACTAGTGTAACAACTATTACAGACGTGACTGGAAACGCACATTTAACTGGATATAATTTTACATCTAGTAATTTAGTCACAGACGCACCTTAATTTAACAAAACGCAAGGGAAGCCCATTTGCCGCTTCCCTTGTATATTTATATAGAGGCAATACAATAATTAAAAATATGAGTACACAGACAGATTTATTAATAGCTCGAAACGGGCAAAAGTACACAGATTCAACTTCTGCTATTGCAGCGGCTACTATCTCAGAAAATTACATTTACATTGTGATTAACTCAGAGGCAGTTATAGCTACACTTACTAGCTCAGATGGAACTAACTTAGTAACTAGCATAGGCATAGCATCTAAAGCTATCTCAGCAGGGATGATTATAGCAGCTCCAAGCGGCCAATTTATTACAGATGTTACTTTAACAAGCGGCTCAGCTTTCGCAATAAAGGGAGGCGAGTAATATGTACGGTTTTGGCTTTGGATATGGCTTTAAAAGCTACGGAGTAACTATAGGCGAAGAGACAGCTTTAGCGTACGAGGTTAGAGTGTTAGCCGACGGCGGCGTAGTAGAGAATTTACCATGTGTTACGATTGCATTAAATAGATTGAATAGTATATGAGCTTATTAGATGACGCAAGTTTAATCCTTGTTCCAAGCGGATATAAAGAGGACAAATTATATAGTGTAAAGCCAACAGACGGAACTGGCGATTTTACCTTCAGTAGGGCAAGTACGGCAACGCGGGTGAATAGTGATGGGCTTATAGAGGATGTACCAGTAAATAATATTTTACAGAGCAATACTTTTGATACTACTTGGATTATTGGTGCAAGTGCTTTAGATTTAACAAGCGGTCAAAGCGGATATGATGGGAGTTCTAATGCTTGGCTACTAAAAAAGAATACAAGCGGGTCAAGATATCTTGAGCAATCAATCACAAGACCTTCGGGCCAATATAGTTATAATGTATACATCAAAGCTGAATCTACCGACTGGGCGCTTTTATGGGCATCTGATGGGTTAACGTCTCTTGAGGCTTACTTTGACGTAAATAATGGTGTGGTCGGTAATACATCGGGTTTAGACTCTACGAATGTTGTTAATGTAGGTGATGGGTGGTTTAGATGTACAATAACATTTACGCAATCTATAACCAGCGTAAGGATTTTACCAGCTTATGCAAATGGTAGTGTTTCAACGGGGGCAGATAATGGAATCTACATCCAAGACGCTCAACTAAACAAAGGCACGACGGCAAAGCCTTACTTTCCAACGACAGACGGTTTA